CTCTTGTTTAAGAGGCATTTATGAACTGGAAGATTACAAACCTACAGGTCTATCCGCAGGCAGACGGCCACAGCGATGTGGTGGTTCGCGTGGACTACCAAGTCGGCGTCCTTAAGGATGTCGTGGAACTCGCCCCGCCGAGTGGCAACTTCATCCCCTTTGCTGACCTGACCGAAGACAAGGTTTTGGGCTGGGTCTGGGCGGCAGTAGACAAGGCTGCGGTGGAGGAGCGCGCTACCCGAGAGGCGCAAGAATTGGCGCGCAAGCTGGCCGTCCTCGAGAAGGATGGCAAGGAGCCGAGCGCGGTTCCGATGGGCACTCCTTGGACTGGTGGCTGAAATGGCTGATTCACGCGCGAGCGAGGTTCTCGAGGGTTACGATCGGCTGAAAGGCAGCCGTGGTACTTGGGAGCAGCATTGGCAGGAAGTTGCCGAGCGCGTGTGGCCGTCAATGGCCGAGATGACCGGCTGGCGTACTCCCGGCGAGAAGCGATCAGAGAAGATCTTTGACTCGACTGCACAGCGCGCCCTGCCTCGGTTTGCGGCGGCGATGGACTCGATGCTGACTCCGGCGACTCAGGTCTGGCACGGATTGCATACCGGCATCCCTGAACTTGATGAAAACGTCGCCGTGCAGCGATGGTGCGATTCTCTGCGCGACATCCTGTTCCGTCAGCGATATGCGCCGACCGCTAACTTTGCGAGTCAGGCATTCGAGTGCTACATGAGCCTCGGCGCGTTCGGCACCTCTGCGCTGTTCATTGACGAGATCCCCGGCGTGACGCTGCGTTACCGCGCGATCGCGCTCTCTGAGATTGTGGTTGACCTCGACCATACGGGTCGGGTTGATACGGTTTATCGATGTTTCCAGCTCACGGCGCGGCAGGCGATGCAGGTGCCGGGTTGGAAAGACAAACTCCCCCGCGGCATCAAGTCGGCAGCGGAATCCCGCGCCAATGACATGTTCGAGTTTGTGCATTGCGTGAAGCCAAACATGGACTACAGGTCTGGCCGAGCTGGGCCGGAGGGCATGGCCTACCAGTCGCGGTATGTCGCGCGCGAGGGCAACGTACTACTCGCTGACGGCGGCTACCGGACAATGCCGTATGCGGTCGGTCGATATGTGACCGGGCCTCGAGAGATTTATGGGCGGTCTCCAGCGATGGAGGCTTTAGCGGATATTAAGTCTCTGCAAGAGATGGAAAAGACCATGCTCCGTATGGCGCACCGCATGGTCGACCCGCCGCTCATCCTCACGGAGGAGGGGGCGTTAAACGCCTTCTCCGTGCGCCCTAATGCATTGAACTACGGCTACCTCCGCGAGGACGGTACTCCGTTGGTGCAGCCGTTACAGGCTGGCGGGAACCTGCCGATCGGCATCGAGATGTCGGATCAGAAGCGCAAGGCGGTGAACGATTCGTTCCTTGTGACGCTGTTCCAGATCCTTGTCGAGAACCCGCGGGTGATGACCGCGACCGAAGTATTGCAGCGCGCACAGGAGAAGGGCGCTCTGCTTGGGCCGACGATGGGCCGCCAGCAGTCCGAGTTTCTCGGCCCGATCATCGAGCGCGAGCTTGATCTACTGTCGCGGTCTGGCACTTTGCCGCCGCCGCCTCCGCAGCTCATGGACTACGTCATGGGTGGTGGTGAGGTGCTGCCGAAGTATACCGGCCCGCTCGCGAGACTGATGCGCGCTGAAGAAGCGGCCGGCATCCTGAGAACGATTGAGGCGATCCTGCCCGTCGCGCAGGCGTCTGGCGATATGGCCGTACTGCGCCGCATCAATGCGGATCAGGCTGTAAAAGTGATTGCCGAAGCCAACAATGTCCCGGCGAAGGCGCTGCGTACCGACGAGGAGCTCGAGGCGATGGACGCCGCGCAGCAGCAGGCCGCGCAGATGCAACAGCTCCTTGCGGCGGCTCCGATCGCTGGACAGGCAGCAGAGAGATTCGCGAGGGCAGAGCAGATTGCCGCCTCCGCACCCAGACGCGAAGTTCTAGGAATCTAAGTCATGGCAAGCGATGAAGTTCTAGCAGTCCGGTTGGATCTGCTGCAAGAGGATGTAGGCGAAATCAAGACTGCTCTCGGCAAACTCTCCGACGCGATTACCAAACTTGCGCTGGTTGAGCAGAGCCAGTTGCAGACCGCTGACGCACTTGAGCGCGCATTCAAAGCGATTGAGCGAGTTGAATACCGGCTCGAGAAACTTGAAGAAGCCAGCACCAAGAACAGCGAATCATCGAAGTGGGTTGACCGGGCTGCCGGTGCTGTATTGACCGCAATCGTTGCCGCGGCCCTGAAGGCGATCGGGGTGTTCTGATGGACATGTTCGAGATGTTTACTCGAGCGTGGCCGATGATCCTTGCGCTGATTACTCTCATCATCGTGCTATCAAAACTCGATCTGCGAGTGGCGGTGCTTGAGGAAAAGGTTAAGGCGCTGTTCGACCTGATCAACAAGAAGTCTGACAAATGAACATGCAAAAGATCGTTGATATGCTGTTCCCGGTATTGCTGGCCGCAGTCGGCTGGCTACTGAGCGAGATCGCATCATTCCAGAATCGACTGATTGAGATTGAAAGCAAGATGCCAATCTTGATTACGGACGACGGAACACCTACGGATAGCCCGATCAGCGCAGCCCGTAGACAACAACTAAAAGACGATCTGATGGACGACATCCATGATCTTCAGGTGCGCGTGAAACTGATGGAGGAAAGGCAGAAATGATGACGATGATTTCGACCTTCCTGTCATTCCTTGCCGGCGGTCTGCCAAAGATCCTCCAGATCTTCCAAGACCGGCAGGACAAGAAGCATGAACTTGCGCTGGTGGCCGCGCAGAAGGAGCGCGAACTTGCGCTTGCTGAGAAGGGCTTTATCGCGCAGGCCAGAGTCGAGGAGATCAAGCTCGAGCAGATCCAGACTCAGACCGCGGGTGAGGAGCGGCAGGCGCTTTACGCTCACGACATCGAGATCGGCAAAGGCGCAAGCCAATGGATGATCAATCTGCGCTCGTCTGTGCGCCCGGTCGTCACCTACATCTTTGTCCTTGAGCTGGTCGCGTTAAACGTGGCTGGAGTCTGGTATGCCTACACGACGGGCATCCCTTTTGCTGTGGCGATGGATAACGTATTCTCAGATGACGAGATGCTGATCCTGTCCTCGATCATTGCCTTTTGGTTTGGTAGTCAAGCATTCGCTAAAAAATGAGGGTATCCGACGCCGCCAAGGCGATGATCAAACATCACGAGGGTGTACGGATGCGCCCGTATCGGTGTCCGGCCCTGCTATGGACGGTCGGGGTCGGCCACGTTATAGACCCAAAACACACAAGCATTCCATTCAATGATCGCCGCAATTTACCGATACCCGATGGCTGGGATCGAATCCTCTCGGTGGGAGAGGTGGACGCTATCCTGTCTCAAGACCTTGCGCGGTTTGAGCGCGGCGTGGCCCGACTTTGCCCTGCTGCTCTTGGTGATCAAGGCATCTTCGATGCTCTGGTTTCCTTCAGTTTCAACGTGGGCCTCGGCAACCTGCAACGCTCTGGGTTGCGGATGAAAACCAATCGTGGCGAGTTTGAGGATGCGGCGCAGGAGTTCCTGAAATGGACAAAGGCCGGAGGAAAGGTTCTGCCGGGACTCGTAAAAAGAAGGCGCGACGAGATGGCGATGTTCCTGTCGTCCAGATCTACGAGGGCGCGTGGTACCGAATAAAGGGGTACACGCATACCGAATGCTGCGACTGTGCGCTGGTTCACCGCGAGGAGATTCGACTTGTCGATGGGCATCTCGAGTGGCGGGCCATGAGAGACGACAAGTTGACAAACAAACGCCGAAAGGAACTCGGCATCACTATCAAGAGGGTTTGAAATGAGTGTGCCGAGTTGCTCCGATGAGGAGTTCATACAGCTTTGGAGCCGACTAAAAAGCGGGGCTAAGGTTGCAGATCAGCTTGGAGTGTCGGTGCGATCCGCGCTTGCAAGGCGTCGACGTCTTGAGTTTGCTTATGGGATCGCACTTAACTCGGCCGTGTTCGATGAATCGAAGTCTCCATCAGATAAACGTGCCGCGCGACTTAACGAGCTCGCCGAGATACGGCAAAGGAAATACCACAAGGACATGCACAAGACGCTGACCGATGGCGTCGTTCTGGTGGCGAGCGATTGCCACTACTGGCCGCTGGTGGTGACGGCCGCGCATCAGGCGTTCTGTACGCTTGCGAAGAAACTCCAGCCGAAGATGATTGTGCTGAACGGCGACATCCTCGACGGCGCTCGCATCTCGCGTCACGCGCGGATCATGTGGGAGAAACAGCCAGAGCTGAAGGATGAGATCGGCGCGGTGCAGGACAGATGCGCCGAAATCGAGCGGGCGGGGAACGGCGCGACGCTGGTTCGCACGATCGGCAACCACGACGCCCGGTTTGAGAACTACCTATCTGGCCGTGCCGGTGAGTTTGAGGAAATGACCGGCATGACCTTGCTTGATTATCTCCCGCGATGGGAGGCGGGCTGGGCTCTGCATCTCAATGCGAACACGGACGGGTGGACGAC